ATCCTTAGCCGTGTCTTTTTGTGAGTGACCTCCCTCGGATGCGCCTAGACCCCGCTTAGACTTACCTTTAAGTTTCTCCATCAAACGCTCGTAATCATCGACAGCACGAGATTCTTCTGCAGGAGTCAATGGTTCACGTTTAATGTTCTCTTGGAGTTCTATGGTATGTCGGTGCCAATCGTCTGTGGGGTTTATTATTGAGATTTTTACGTTCTCGAAATCCTGCCAGTTCTCGTAGGATTCACGGTTTTGGAGTATGGACTTAATGGCCTTAAGTCTACGTTCACCTGCGATTAGTACGAAATTCGAATCTACTACAATAGGCTGTATTTGGCCTACTTCGTATATGCTGTCTGCTAATTCTTTGAGCTTCGCTGGCACAAACTCCTTGCGTTGCCGCATGGCTGGAGTTTTTATCTCAAAAGGGTCTATGGATCTGATGTCTTCGGTCATCTAAATATCCTTAACTAAGACAGGCAAGACACGGGTAGTGTTATTACGACACTACCCAATGCCCTGCCTGTCCCGTGGGGTTAAAGGTACGTGGGTATTACTACCCTATACTACGAAACGCTCGATCTTGATGGAGGTACCAGATGTTCCGGTAGTCTCGTTAGCCCAATCTTCGGCTTTGATCTTGGCAACACATTCGTTACCGATAGCTTCGTCTAAGTCCTCAGAGATGTTTTCTTGAATATCCATGAAGCTCAGGTTCAACTTCTTTTGTTCGTACTCGTCACTATCGGGATCAAGATTGTTCAGCTCGGAGAGACGGTCAGCGAAGATCGCTAGTATTGCTTGGTTAAAAAACCAAGTACCCCATGAACACCAGTGGAAAACTGTGAAGCCGTTAGCGTCTGCGTCCTCTGAGTTAATAACTTTGAACTCGAAATTAATACCAGGCTTTGCAGATGCACGGGACTCACGGTATGTCCACTTGCTGAACGCGAGATCGTACTGTCCAGGATCCAGAGTGCGATCGAGCTGTTTCTTTTCGGTCTCGAGGCTACCGAACTGTAGGTCTTGATAAACTTCAGTCATGATGTTTTTGTTCCTTGTGTTGAGTTTAGTAAAATGTATGCGTGTGCATACACATGGATGCTACGTTGCTACATTCGTTAGCTCTTATTCTCCTTTCTCTTGAGCTGCCGCTAGGCTGTGTTGTAAAGCGATGTTGATACGGGTCAAGACATCCTTGGTTTCTACAAACCCCATAGATCTTGATCGCTCAATCTCGCTTATTATGATCTTCTGTAACACATATCCGTCTTCTTCTGTGATTGGTATGTATAATGTATCTTCTTCTGGCATTTTCGTATACCCTTTGTTTATGTTGCCTAGAAGGTTGAAGTCTTTCTTAGGGTTCATGGGAGTAATAAGTCAAAGTTCTGTGGCATCTCGGGATCAAGATTAGGATTACGTACACGTGCTGTGTATACGCCACTTGGTCGGGTTTGCCATATATACGATGCTTTGTCGCCTTTACCTTTAACTACTGCGTGAAGTACGTAGTCGAAATATGATGGGATGATACCTGCGAGTTTACCTGTGAGACTCGGGACTATTTTTACTATGCCTGTGGTCTCGTTTTCTTTGGTATCTTCGTGACATATCACTACTATGTTCTTCTGCATCATTATTAATGCTTCGATGAATTTTATTGTTAAACGCATTGCGATGCCGTAGTCTGGTTGTGTAGGTGCCGCATCCAATGGTTTGTTGTTACTACTCATAGTGTGATCCATTATTGCACCGTAGAGGCGAGTCATGGAGTCTATGATTATTGTGGATGGCTGACATTCTGGAGACGCCTTGTGCATACGTTGTAGGGCTTGTTTGATCTGATCGTATGCCGCAGGTTTCTCTTTGCCTTTGTCCGTGACTAGTCTGTCAGGTATAAGGCCCTTGAATGTACCCTCGGCGAAATCACCCTCGAGAGCCTCGCTGCCCTCGTCTATGTCTATGATGAATGCGGGTAAAGCTCTCTCAGGTAACGTGCGAAGACAGAAGGTTTTCCCGCTACCGACATCGCCGTATATGAGAGTTTTCTTAGGAGCATCTGCTCGCTTTGTACCCATGTCTATGTGCTGTGGCATGTTAGTGCCTTTCTAGCGGTCTGAAGTATCCCAGACCAGCTCGCTATATTGTGTGTTTTGTACTGTGTCTCGGAATCCGTGTGATGCTCCACATATATCGAAATATGGACAAAGCCGATTCCATGATGTACATGCGTCTTTACCATACATAGGAAAAAATTCGTCCTTGTGCATGGATAGGATCTGTCTACATGTTACGATTATGCCGCGTTTCCATTCATCTATTATCTCCTGTGACATGTTTAGTTCTGAACGAAAGAAGCTGTCGTTCTTGGGTGATACTAGTAAGACGTCTACTATGAAATCACTACACTGCTCGTATTCTGGTATTTGTTGTGTGGCCCAGACATAACCGATGAATTGGTTGCTGAGTTGGAAACTCGGCACTAAGTATTGAGATTCCCATGTGGAGGTTTTGTGATCCATACATACGAGTTTAGGAGAATCTTGTAAGTCGTCTACTGAGAGGATCTTGTCTACTAGCCCTCCGTATACTACTGTCCAGGATTCTCCGTATACGGGCATCGAGCCTAGTTCGAATTCGAAATACAACTCACTGGTTACCGTGTCGTATATGTTGTCGTCTTCGTGCCAGCGTTTCCAGTATGCTTCTAGTAATCTGAGTCCTCTGCCTGGGGTGCGCTTTGTGTCTTCTGGTACAGGCTGGTATGCTTCTAGGAATTCCTCTTGTGCTAGTTTTAAGGACTCCTGCATAAACATAGCGTCTAAGGCTTTATGGATTGCTATGCCGAAGAGTAACGGTGCGTCTGGTATCTTGATGCTATGGGGATCTGCCATAAAGCCGCCTGGTACTAGGTTCTGTGCTATGCGATGCTGGAACTTACGTGGGCATGTGCGGAACTCGCTTAAAGCGTAGTTGTCTATTTTTATTACGCGTTCGTCTGGGTATATACCGGCTTTCATCGTTACTACCTTTCTGCTATATACTGTTTAATAGGTCTAAAGTTGCCTTAGATCCTAGTTTTATTTCTTCTTTTATTTTAACTGCGCGTTTCTTAGTTGCTTGTGGGCGATCTGATGTGTTTAATTTTGCGTTTTCTAAAAAGTCTAAAGCATTACTTAACTCGGTATCACTGAGTTCCCGTACGTCTCGTAATAATAACTCGTAGTCCATAGGTACAGGCTCTAGGTCTGTTATGAGAGTTATTGCACGATTGGGATTAGTATTGCTTTCGCGGAGCCATACGTAGCCTTCACTATGCGGTTCATCTACTATCCTGATGTCACCGTTGTAGTATACGTATGTCCCCGAAACTAGGTTTGGGATTTCTGTGGATTCTGTCAAACTTAAGCCTTTCCCTTTCGAGGAATTCTCGTAAAGCCCTGCGTAATACTTCGGCTCGTTTGCCGTGGTGATTGCCTTCACGCTCTAGATACCGAGCTAGGTCATGCTCTAGCTCGATATCCAGGTTCACGTACATGCGTTTCATTACTACATACTCCTTATTTACTTTTGCCTCGATTCCAGAACCATAGTAGCCCTATGATGGTTAGGGTGCATAATATGTCTAAGCCGTCAGTACCTTTAAGGGATTCCCACATGTTTGTGTCCTATTGTTTCATGTTGTGAATTAATGATATTACTATGTTACTTATTATACGATAATCCGGCTTTTTTCTGGATGTATAGGTGCCACTTGGATTTGTCGAAGTTCCCGTATGCGTTGTTCAATGCTGCGGCTATAGCTAGTTCTACGTCTATGGCACGTTTTACATGGTTATCGTCTTCTAGTCCTTGCTTATACATGTCTACACATACGTCTGCGAGTAAGCGGTAGTCTTTGCGTGTCATTGTGAGTCCTTTACGTCTTTTCTGCTTTGTTCGATGATTAGTGATATTCTGAGGTCATTTAGAAGTTGTAATGCCTCACGATGTTTACTTGTCATGAGATCTATGAGAGCTAGTTTTTCCTCTATGGTTGGGGCGGATTCTACTTTAGAGATCATCTGGATCCTCCTCGTCTTCACATGTACATTCTTCTAGCTCTTCGTCACAATGTTCGCATAACTCTGGCGGGTCGTCCCACCACGGAGGATACGATAGCTTCCACGCATCGTATGCACATAACATCTATGGCACCTCTGCGTTGTTAAGCTCGGTGTCTGTTTCTTCTGGTGCGAATATCTCAGCCCATTCGCTAGGGGTTATACCAGTCTGTATGAACTCCCTTTGATCTGCGTCTAGTGTGGGGAATATGTCTTGGATTAACTCTTCGCGCCTAAGCCACTTCTGAAGTCCAAGCATAAAAACAATAGGATCTAGGCTTATATGCATAGAATTACGTTGGGCAGTGGCTTGACTCATGCGGGTAAATTCTACGCCATTCTGAAGTCCTGTGATCTCGAATTCCCCAATAGTACGTTGAGACATATAATCATCTGTGAACTTCATGCTGTTGTTATCCATTACTCTATCTCCGCGTTTTGTAGTAGTATTTCTAGACTACTACTTATATCATTTAGTTGTACATCTATGTTTTCGTCATTTTGTTCTAAGCCTTCTACGGTTTCTTTGATGCTGTCTATCTCTACTGCTAGATCTGCGAGTAATGATTTCACTACTCTAACGTCTAGTCTGTCGATGCCATCCATATGGATGCTCCTTTGTTATGTAGGGTGTGGTGTATGTTTACACCTAAAAGGTGTAATTGTATAGTATAATATAATAAATGTAAGGGGGAAGTCAAGGGAAGATTTTTCCCATGTCTTAAGTCCTTGTTTTTATTGTACTTAAAGCAAACTTATACAAACTTCTACCAAACTTCTACAAACTTCTACGACTTAAACCATTGTTTTTATTACACTTAGCAAACTTCTGCATACTTCTACATACCCCCTATGATCTCGCCGACGAAGAGGTATTTTTATATATATATATATAATTATATATATATAATAT